GCGCTTGGTACTGGTCAAGGCCAAGGCGAGGTCTGGGACCTGCTTAAAAACCGTCAGGAGAGCCTCAACCGCATCAAGCAGATGGGTGGCGGCTTCACTGAGAATCCGCGCTATGGTGGCCTTATGACGCCCGAACAAAGCGTCGGATCTGGTCCGCGCCAGTCGTTCTCGTATAAGCCAGAGGTGCCACCCAGCCCCGAGGTGCCCAAAGGCGTCCCCGGCGGCTTGCAGCAGCTTCCAAAGACCACGCCAATCCCAACGACCCCCGTGGGTCCTTCGGGCTTGCAGCAGGTCACCACCATGTTCACCGACATGATGCGCCCAGTGACGTCTGGTTTGAAGGCCGCAGGCCGGTATGCTTTGCCGCCCCTTGCCGGGCTTTCTGCTGGCCTTGACGTGGCCGAGATGGCCCACGAATACGACAAACCAGCCGATCAGCGCGATTACACCAAGATGGGCCTCAAGGGCATGGGTGTGGTTGGCGGCGCGTTGTCTATGTTCCCGCCCACAATGCCCCTTGGCGTTGGATTGAGCCTTGCGGCACCAGCGCTTGAGTACAGCCGCGAAAAGGGCTGGTGGGGCGATAAAAAACCGGAGCAGGCACCACCCGCTCCGTGATGAATTCAAGCGCTCTCCCGCTTGGATTGCCGTGACTTACCAGTTGCCCACGGCATTCTTCCCCCCTCCTTAACCGGAGGGGGCCTTTTTCTAGGGCCGCTGTGAAGCGAGCCCTTTGGCCACCTCGGGGTTCATGTGACCCACAATGGTCACGCACCGTTGGTGTTCTTCGCGGCGGATCATCGGCGTGATGACGGCCTCCAGCTTCTCAGCAAACTGCACGATGTCCACCTCGTCGGCGATCAATGCGTCGCGGCGCTTCTCGTCGCAGTAAAAAAACACTTGCTTGATCAGCTCTTCATTCAGGTGCGATTTCATTTTTCGATTTCCAGAGTTCCCAGTTGATGACGGTGGTGCGTGCCATGGCTCGATGAGCGTGGCCGGTGTACGAGTTGTACGAGCTGTCAAGGAAGTCCTCGATGCAGGACTCCTTGGACAGGAAGAGTTCGTGGCGCTCGGCCTGCTCCATGGTCTCAAAGAGCGTGCCGTCCGACGTTTTGAATGCGACGATGTTTTCCATCATGAGTGTTGATTTTTAAGTTGCCAAAATTTTAGAAGCGCCGAGAACATTTGCCAGCCGCGTGCAAGGTCCTCCTCGGACCACTCGACCACCTTCACGAGGCCCGGCACGGAGCGTGACACAAAGACGTTGGCACATCGAGCGCCGGGCATTCCCAAGCCCACGCGGTAGGCTGAGAGCTGCATCAGGTGCTCGTCGTACGCGTCCACCTTGGCCGGGTCGCTGAAGTCTTTGGTCTTAACGTCCACGACGATGTTGACCGCGTGCAGGTCACACTTGCCGCCAAAGCCGATCTCGTGCGCAAAGGCCCGCTCGGCGATCCAAGCCTGATTGCCGAAGTGCTCGCGGATGACCTCCACGCAACCCTTGACGTGCTCCTCGTGGCGCGAGGTGGGCACACCCTCATAGAAGGACTGGATCGACGCGTGGATGTCTGTGCCAGCGTCTGCTGCTGCGCGGCCCTGCTCCTTGCTGTCGTCCATGATCCGGGCGATCCACTCGTCCTCGGGCTCGTCGGTTCTACGCGGCAGCGTAAGCGCGGCCAGCAGGACCTGCTTTTGCAGCCACTGCGTGAGCGCAGGCTTGGCCGCCACGTTCAAGATCGTGGTGACGCTGGGCACAAGGTTCTCGGTGCGGGCGTCGCGCAGCGTGGTGGCTCGCTCCTTGCCGTTCTTGCCGATCACCGTGTAGCGCGGCACGCCGTCTCGGGTGTACCAGTGATTCGATTCGCTGGCGCGTGGTTCTTTTGCTGTGATGCTCATGCTTCTTCCTTTTCAAGTTGTACGTCTCGCCACTCGCCGCCTTTGAGTTCTACGGTCTGGTATCCATAACCGTCAGAAAATGTGCGGAACGGTGCCCACCATTGCTGAAGGATGCGCACTGTTTTGCCGATGTTTTCTCCGTGTTCACGAGCGGGCATTACTCGCTCCACAAAACGAAGTTTGTTGGTCGGCACCATTGAAGGCGGAGTTTTAGCTGGCAGTTTGGCGTCGTGCCATCCGGCCATCTTTGGCATGGTGTCAAAATCGTCCATTAGAACCACCCGAACCAGACGCCGGTGCCGTGAACGCACCCCACAGGGAAAAAGATCGCGCCAGCCAGCAAGAAGATCCACGAGGCCGTTTTAATGCAGGTGACGACGTGGGTCAGCCAAGCAAGCGCAACCCAACCGACAACAATAATTGGTGCTAAATCGCCCATGATGTCTCCTTAAAGAATTCGCAAAACTTCAACCTGATTTTTTTCGCGGTTGATTGTGGTGGTGACTGAGCCAGATCCCCAAAGCCGGTGGGCAGTGGACGTGGCTGACGATTGAACCTCAATGGCCTCGTACCGGTCGAACGGGACCATGACGACGTCGCCCACCTTCATGTTGAGCAGGAACTTGCGCACATACTCGGAGCGCTCGCCGTGAGGGTATTTGCGGCCTCCAGTGCGTTTGAATGGCTCCTTGACCTCAAGGGTGCCATGCTTGACCCCAAGCGCGTCTATGGCCGCGTAGGGCACCTTCAGGCCCTCCAGAATGGCTACAGCCCGCTTGAATGCTTGGTCTTGAATTTGTGATGTGTTTGCCAGTTGATTCACGATTGCCTCACTTTGTGTATTACTGCCTGCTTCATGTCGATGAAGGCGTTCGTCCGCAGCGCTCTCCCGCCGTTGGTTGTTGCCTGTGTTGATGTGGTGGACAGGCGCACCTCCACGGCCAGCTTGCCGTCCGCCTCCGAGATCCGCTGCATCAGCAGCACCTTGGGCTTGACGAGGTACAAGAAGCCGACACAAGGGACGCCCATGGATGTCGCGATATTGATCGCGTTGTGGACCTTGGTCCAAGTCACCAGCCACTCGTTTTTGTAGTTGGTCTGGAAGTGCTCCAGACTCACAATGTCGTAGCGACACTTGGTCTCGACCACCGCCAAGATTTCCGAAGAAGTCTTGTTGGCGATGATCGCGTCCACGAGTGCTGGTGAATTCTTGGGGGTCTGGATGTACTTCAGCGAAAACTTTTTCTCCAGCCACCTTGCGGCGTGCTGCTCGTCGCTGAGGGACACCTGACCCTTTTCGGTCAGGATGTCCACGGTCGGCCCCCATTCAACTCTTTGTGCCTCTGCTTGTGGCAGGGCTGACAGAGCCAAACAATGTCGAGAGGCCGGTCGTAATCTTCGTGGTGAGCGACTGATTTTGGCTCTCCACATCGGACGCACGGCTGTCGCAATAGACTGCCAGACCTGATGGCCTTGGCCACACTGGCGTGAGCCAGTACCCTTCTGGAATCCTCCTCCCTCCAAGCCTTAGTGATCTCGGTAGCCGCCTTGATACGCTCTGGCTTTTTTGCTCGTTCACGGTCATAGGCGCGAACCTTTTCAAGATTCTTAATCCGGTGATTTGACGCATCATTTTTTGAACACTCCTTGCATTTGTTCAGGTGGCCATCAGCCATTCGCTGGTGCTTGTAAAACTCTTCAAATGGCTTGATGGCTTTGCACTTAAAACACTGCTTCATGATTGGCTCCTAAAAGCCCATCATATCCGTTTTGACTAAAAGGGAATATCGTCCTCCATGTCGTCAAAGCCGGTGCCTTGACGGGCTTGGCGATCCGCGCCGGACTGTTGCTCGCTGCGGGCGTACTCTTCACCCTCGCGGGCCTGCCACTCCGGCGAGGCCTTGATCTTGTCCTTCAAGCCATTGCTGAAGGTCTCGAACAGCTCCATGTCGGGGTTCTCGATGGCAAACATCGCGGGCTTGTTGTGGGCCTCTGGCATACCTGCCTTCTTGATGGCCGCAGGCACCGGGTTCACCGACATGATGTTGGTGTACTCCTTGCCGTTGTTGCCAATGGACTTGGCCACGCTGATCATGGCCCACGCGCCGAGGATGTTCTTCAGCTCAAACCCGCGCAGCTCTTCCGGCGTGAAGTCACGGCCGCGCCAAGCCTGTAGGTCCTTGCGCAGTGTGGCCTTCTCAGCAAGGCTGAGGGTGTAGTTCTTGGAGATGGACATGGGCTCGCCCTTGTTGGTGACGAGCGCCTTTCCCTTGTCGTCCTCGCCGTGAACCTCGAACTGGATCATGACCTTTTGCAGGTACTTGATCTGCCCTTGGTACTCGGACTTTTGGGTGCCGAGGTCAACGATGCGGTAGCACCGTGCGAGGTGCATGCCCGGTGGGACGGGGGTGAAGCTGCCTTCGCCGCTGTCTTTCGCTATCAAACTCATTCTTCGCTCCTAGTGATTGAAACACTTTCCATGGTTACAAATTGACGTCTGGGCACCCCGCATTCGTGTCGGATGATGTTCCAGTCGTCGGGGGTAGCAGTGCCTGCCTCGGCCCGGTCAAGGGCCTCCTCAAGCCGCTGCATTCTTTCCAGCATGAACTGGTGATATTCGCCGTCGTCGGTCATAGCGTGCTGGCAATTCGGTTGCGCACCAAGCGCACCAAACGCTCAAAAAAGCCGGGCCGAACCGTTCGCTTGGCCAGCAGCGCCGTCTGCAGCAGTTCCATGTCACGACCCACGACAATGCTTTGCTTGGGTTGATACATGCAACCAATTTGCACCCCGGTGCTGGTGGTGTATGGGACGCTTCTCGTGTTCACTTCGCTCTCCTTCGCTGTTGTTTCGGCCGATTGTAACGAGTTTAACTTGGACATACAACCCCCTTGCATCAAAAAAAATTCAGTGTATGATCGGCTTAAACCAACCACAGGAGAGCAACCACATGACTTTGATCGAATTCTTTGAAACCAAGCCACGAGGAGCCAAGCTCGCGATGGCCCAGAAGCTGGGCATCAGCAAGACTTGGATGAGCCTCATCGTAAGTGGCCGACAGCTACCAAGTCCAGAGCTTTGCTTGGCCATTGAGCGCTACACAAAGGGTCAGGTGAAGCGCAAGACGTTGCGACCCGACATCTTTGGAGACCTGCGGTGATTTGGTACAAGTTCCACCTCGGTGACTACATCACCCACACGTTGCACCTCAGCGACGCTGAGGATCTGGCATATCGCCGCCTGCTCGACTTGTACTACATGAGCGAGAAGCCAATCCCACTCGATACCGAATCGGTTTCGCGCAAGATCAGGCTTGATTTGGACATAACCGAATCGGTTCTCGGGGAGTTTTTTGAACATACCGAAAATGGCTATCGGAACCCTCGTTGTGATGCTGAAATCGCGAAATATCAACATCAGGTCGAGAACAACCGACAGCTCGGAAAGCGAGGCGGCAGGCCGAAGAAAACCGAATCGGAAACCGAAACGAAACCGAACACAAACCCTAACAGAAATAGAAATAGAAATATAAATACCATATCGTCGGTTGCACCGACTGTGTCGCGATTCAACGAATTCTGGGCGGCGTGGCCAACGTCCAAGCGCAAGGTGGCCAAGGCGTCTTGTGAGGCCAAGTGGATGAAGCTCAAGCTCGACGCTGTGGCCGACCGCATCATTGCCAACGTCAACAGTTTGAAGACCACCGAGCAGTGGACGACCGGGTACGAGCCTGCGCCACTGACGTACATCAACCAGCGTCGGTGGGAGGATGGGGACGCGCAGCCTGCGCTGGGCCGGAGGGTGATATGACACGCGACGACATCATCCGCATGGCGCGGGAGGCTGGAGGCGTTCAACCAAGGGCAAAGTTGCAGCCTTATTTTTGGAGAATGCACGACAGCGACCTTGAACGCTTCTTCCACATGGCCTATGCCGCTGGCGCTGCTGCGGAGCGCAACAAGCTGCCGCAGTGGATGATCCAGCACAGCTATGCCACGGGGCACGGCGACACGATGGAAGACTTGCTGAAAGAGTTGGAGTGGCAGATAAGAGAGAGTGAGCGCGAGGCTTGTGCGAAGGTGTGTGACAAGTACGACGATGAGCGCTATGCAAATGCCGCAGACTTGTGCGCCAACGCCATCCGAGCAAGGAGCAAAGCATGACACGCGATGACATCATCCGCACCGCGCACGAGGCCGGGCTTCATGTGGCGACGGACGTCAACTGGATGCCGATCATTGGGCTTGAGTACGCTGAAAGGTTGATTCAACTGACCGCCGCCGCCGAGCGTCAAGCCTTGACGGCGGAGCTGTTGAAGCTGAAGCAAGGGGTGGCAAGCACAAGCGATTACGTCCAAGGGCGCTGGGATTTGATCGGCGAATTCCAAGACATCATTCGAGCAAGGAGCAAAGCATGAGCACTAACACCGGAGGCCCAGCGTTTCCGTGTCATCCCGGCATTGACAACCCAATGTATGACGGCATGACCCTGCGGGACTACTTTGCGGCGAAGGCGCTAACCACAATGTTTTATCCCGCCATCATGGAGTCGATCCGAGCTGATGTGGATTTGGACTGTGACAAAGTTGCCGGGTTTGCTTACAAGATGGCCGACGCTATGCTGAAAGCGAGGGTAGAGGCATGAGGATTGAATACAGACCTATCAGGCGTTGGACTTTGTTCTTCCTGCCTTCGTTTTTGATTTGTGCACTGCCTGACTACCTCGGAATAACAACACCAAAAGAAGGGTGGGCAGGCTTTCGGTTTTGGTTTGACATAACTGTGTCCGTGGCCTTTTGGGGAGGCATTATTTACGCCGTGTACGCAGTCATCTACAACGCCAAATTAGAAACGAGGAAGCAATGATCAACACACAAGATCTCATTGATGGTCTGGACAAGACAACCGTGGACGGTTTTGCCGAAGCGCTTTTGATTGCCATGAGCAATCTGCGCGACGATCAAGGACGCTACCTTGGTGTTCGCATGAGTGATGACTTTGATGAACACATTCGGTTTGCTAAAGACATTGCAAAAATGATGTTGAAAGCGAGCGGGCAATGACGCCTGTTGAGAACTTGTTGCAGCGCCTTGAAAAGGTCAAGGGCCGCAGCGGCTCGTGGACTGCGCGATGCCCTGCTCACGACGACAAAGGGCCATCCCTCGCGATCCGTGAGGCTGACGATGGCCGTATTCTGCTCCATTGCTTTGCCGGGTGCGAGACCGAGGCCGTGGTGGGTTCGGTGGGGCTGGACATGACCGACCTGTTCCCGCCTGACGAAAAGCGCAAGGAGTACCCTTTGGCGGGTAAACCGTCCATGAAGCCCGCGTTCTTTGCCAGCGACCTGATGCGCATTATTGGGTTCGAGGCGCTCGTGGTGCAGATCGTGGCCTTCGACATTGCCAGCGGCAAGCCCTTGAGCGACGAGACCCGCGAGCGCATGCTGGTGGCTTACCAACGAATCGACGAAGCAATGAGGTACGCGAATGTCTAACGTGAGCATGATCGAGCAACGTGCCCGGGCCCTTGACGAGGCAAGGCGCGTGCGTCTGGTGAAGTCCGAAGAGATTGACACCGAAAAGTACTTGAAGGCCAACGACGTCACGCACAAGGTCCACGAGGCCAAGGTGTGGCTCGATGAGCTGCAGCAGGAGCTGGTGCAGCCACCCGAGCAGACCAAGGCCGTCACCCTGCCGTGGCCGAAGACTCACGCGGGGTTTGCGTTCAGGCCCGGCGAGGTGACGCTGTACGCTGGCTCCAACGGGGGCGGCAAGTCGCTGATTACCGGTCAAGTGGCAATGGGGCTGATCAAGCAGCGCCAGAGTGTTTGCATTGCGTCCTTTGAGATGAAGCCCAAGCGCACGCTGTACCGCATGCTGCGCCAGTTCTCAGGCGAGAACATCGAGTTCCCGCGCTATACCGACAAGGCCGCCTACATCGGACGCCTGCTGGAGCGCTTCACGACCTTCAGCAACGATCGCCTGTGGCTGTACGACCAGCAGGGCACCACGTCGTCGCAGCAGGTCATTGCGATGGCAAGGTACTGCGCAATCGAGTTGGGCGTACAGCATGTGTTCATTGACTCGCTGATGAAATGCGTGGCCGGTGAGGACGACTACAACGCGCAGAAGTATTTTGTTGATGAATTGACTGCTGTTGCGCGTGATCATCAGATTCACGTCCACTTGATCCACCATATCCGCAAGCTGGCCAGCGAAGAGCTGCAGCCGAACAAGAACGACATCAAGGGCACGGGCGCAATCGCCGACCAAGTGGATAACGTGCTGCTGATGTGGCGCAACAAAAAGAAGGAGCACGAGGTTCAGAATGGATCGATACCCGACTCGTCAAAGCCTGACGCCATGTTGATGTGCGAGAAGCAGCGCAACGGCGAGGCCGAGGACTGGTACAGCCTGTGGTACGACAAGGAAAGCCAGCAGTTTGTTGAAACCAGTGGGGCGGTGGCCATGTCGTTTGACGACCGGGGGTCATTTTGATTAGGGGTGAAGGTGAAGGACCAGACGAGCATAGGCATCGTTGTCTCGTTCGAGACGTCATCAAACGAAGGGTACAGGATCGTGATGCTGCGCACCGATTCCTCTACGGTTACCGTGACGACTCTGGCCGTCATCACAAAGGCTGGAATGACCTTCATCCCGGCTCAAGACTTGAGAAGGATGTTCGAGATCAATGGGCTAAGGGCAACCGAGGCGAACCAAACGATTGGAGGTGAACGATGAGCAAAGTTGAGATTGAGTTTCCAAGCATTGGTGAGGACGGTGCTCCTCACCCAATTTACCTTGGGATGGTTATGGTGGGCAACGGAATGTGCAGGATGTTTTTAGAAACCGACGGCAAGGTGTACTTGTACTGCCCGCATTCGTCAAAAGAATTTGTTCGATTCGGGCGCGAGTACAAGATAGGTGAAATGTTTTC